CATCATCAATAGTGCAAATATTAAGTAAAAAAGCATTGTGCGGAATTTTAGATTGTTTTGTCTTGCTCATTTTGGAAAGGGTTTTTTTCTTGAATTGAAATTGATAAAAATTTGTTGTTTGACTTACCAAATTTAACCCAACCGGCAACTTCATAAAATTTGCCGTCTAATTTTACCCAACCTTGATAATCGGGTTGTTTTTCATTTTTTTTGTTCGTTACGGCGTTCATTGAGCCATAACCATTCAGAAGGGATTGTAGATACTCGTTTTTCATTTTTTTTTTGTTTTTTGAAGTAAAGAATAAAAGATATAAAATAAGTTAATAAGTAAACTATTATTGTAAGCGGAATTGACACTACAAATAGATATACTATTGCAATAAATTTTATTAGTAATTTTTTCATTGAAACGAATTTTCCAACATTTTTATTTCGTGATTATAATGCTCTATTGCGGCATCAATTAAAATACGAATTTCAAATGCTAAATCAAACGGAATATCGTTTTCATTAATGGATAAGAATTTACCCCCTGAACCATAAAAGAATATTGTAACTTGTTCGTATGGGGTAAGTGAGCGGAGCGCCTCTAAACGCTGAATTTTGGATTGCGCTGCGGCAATTTGACCCAAAATTTTTTGGTCGGTGTTAAATGTCATAAGATAGGGTTTTTTGTTTTGTAGGCTAAAATTATACATAAATAATTGAAACCACCAAATATTTTTTTATTATGGGCAAAAAAATACCCCCAAAATAGAAATTTCGGGGGTTTTTCCTTACTTGCTTGTATTTAACCCTATCTATAACAAAAATAAATCAGCCTCAGCCTTCCTACGCCTCGTTAAACCGGGTATTTCAACCAATATACCGGCTGAATTACGCCCTTTATTCCATTTTAGGAACTCCGCCGCTACTTCGCTTTTAGGACTTCCGGCATTTAATTTTCTTAATAAAGTAGACCTTTGTAACGCTCCTAATCCTAAATTATAGGCAAAAGAAGTTAAACTATCCAATTGTGATTGATTAATGGGTACTTTAACCAACTTTTTAACGCCAGTGGCAAATTTTCCGGCATCTAACCTTAACCAACGGAGCGCCGTTTCTTTGTCAATTATATCCCCTTCCTGAACCTTACGTTTTGCATCGTGATTATAGGTAGAACCGAAACCAATTGTCCAAATATTACCGGTATCCCGGTAACTTTTAAGCCTTTCCCCTTCAAAATCTTTAATAAAGTTTAAACCCTTTGCAGAAACTCCCATAGCGGTTGCGGTTGTAAGTAATAAGACAATTGCAGCCACAATAATTATTTTTGTGGTTGTTGTCATTATTTTCTATTGTTTAAATTAATATCACTATCCTTTGCGGCTACTAAACCCAATCCGGTTAAAATTGCGGTTACACCGCCCGGAATATCGCCTTTTACAATTGTTGCTATACCGGTAATTAATGTACCGATACCAAATAAACTTGTTTTCCAATTTTTAAACATAAAATATAATTTTAGTTACCATAATAATTGGTCGGCATAATATCCGGCGCTGCCTTTAATATGCCTATCCTTTTCGTGTCTAATTTTATATGCCTTACGGCGTTCATCTGCAATCTTTTTACCGCAATATTTTAAATAATAGGGATAATCTAAATAGTTTCTATCCCCAATACTTACTATAAAATTTCCATACACATCATAAACATCAATTTTCTTTTTGATGTTTTCGCTTGGCAAAACAATTACATTTAATTTTTCTGCCTTCTTTTTTGTGTATAGTAAAATCTTATACATTTATTTTTTAGTAAAAAAATCTAATTTAGTTTCAATTCGTGCCAACCTATCTAATATTTCACTATTAGTATCGTTGTGCTTCAATAAATCTTTTTCAATTTTATCCAAACGGCTTTTAGTGGTAAAATAAAAACCACTGGCAACCGCTACGAATGTAAATACACTAATTATCAATTCCGTTTGCATCATTTTCTACTTTATCATCTTTTAGTATTGCTCTTGAAATTACATTGAAACTATTAGCGGCTAAAAAACTCGCATCCATATTTTCAAAAATTCCTCCTTTACTTGCAGCGTCTAATACTTGTTTAATTACGTTTAATGCTTGTTCGTTTGTCATAGATTTTTATTTTAAGGTTTAATTAAGCTAAGGTAAGATTTAATTGAGTTGCCGCCCATTCATACGCCCATTGGTTCACATCACTTGAAGTTCCCCATTGGTCATATTGTGGTTCGCTTATTGTTAAATTTCCGTCTTGTAATTTAACTGCATCAGCATCTAATAATTGCCAATAAAAAGTTGCACTATTTAATAAGTTATCATTAATGATAATTAAGTTAAAAAGGGTTGCGGTTACTTCTTGTCCGTTTACCCAAAGGCTAAAAGGTTGTATTTGTTTCATATAATTTTATTTATGGTACTATTGTTAAAACTCCTAAGTTACTGTATATATCGCCACTTACTAAACCAGCGGAACTTGTTGGTATTGATGAAATGTTAATTACTTTATTACTTTTTATTGTCAATGCAGTTGCAGCATTATTTCCACCACTTGCAGTACCAAAAACTAAATCAGTAGCCGCAGTAGTTCCATTTTGTACAACTGCTCTTATATATGCTTGTTTAGCTCCACTATCAACAGTAAAATCTATTCCCATTGTTTGACCTGCTGCAAAAGAATTATTTTCAATTCTTAATTGAGATGTTGTTGATGTACCTGTACTTAATAGTGCAGTTACTGCCGTTACACTACTTGTAAATGTAGCTGCTCCATTAACTTGTAACTTTTGCCCTGCGTCTGTTGTTGTGCCGATTAGTAGGTTTCCAGATCCGTTTAAAGTCATTTTTAAACTTCCCTGAGTAACAAAAAATATGCGGTTATCACCCATATATATTGACTCATTTGAACCTAAATTTGATCCATTAAATATTCCTGAGTAATTAGCATCAGAATAAGTTGTTAATTTTTTTGTAGAACCACCAAATTGAGCTTCTCCATTAACTTGTAACTTTTGTCCAGTATCAGCCGATGTCCCGATTAGTATATTTCCAACTGAATTTACAATCATTGCATCAACATTAATTCCAGTTTCAAAATAAATTGAACCACCAGCAACATATGTGCCTAATGTTAAACTATTTAAACTTTGATCCCAATATATATGTGCTTTATCTACTCCACTATTATAAAAGTTTAAATATTGACCTGAGCTTGTTCCGTCTAAAACTAATGTATTGTTAATATATCCTGCTCCATTTACATTTAATTTATATCCAGTATCATTAGTAGTACCAATTAAAAAGTTTCTTGCCGCGCTTATTCTTGCCGCCTCTTGAATATTAGTAGTACCATAAATACCAAATAATATTGGACTTGGTGTTGTACTACCATTAAAAATAGCCATATCCCTATCAACTGCACCCTGAATAAAGTTATTTGTTGCGGTTGCAAGTCCTATTCCAATTTGTTTTGTTGCACCTGAACCGGAATTATTAATTCTTAAACTTGGTGCGGTTGCGCCAATTACAACAATATGATTATCGCCGGTGGCATCATTTACAACTAATCGCCCACTGGAAGTTGTTTGCGCTCCTATAAATGTTTGACCGGTTGTTTTTTTAATTGTTAATGGTTGTATTGCTCCAACTACATCAAAAATACCATAATCATTTGCACCGGCATTATACGAATTACCAATTCTCCATAATGGAGTTCCACTATTTTGAAATGCAATTTTTGTATCGTTTGTAGCTGTTGTTTGATTTAATTGTATAATTTGGTTTTGGTCATGAAATATCGTTAATGCCGTTGATGGTGTAATTGTACCAATACCCAAATGTCCGTTTACACTATCCCAAAATAAATCGTTACTACCGGTAATACTTGAAGTGCCACTAAAATAAGTTACTTGACCGGATGCACCTGAACCAGTAATTGTACCGGTAGAACTTGGACTTAATAAAAGCCACGCCGTTCCGGTATCTCTATATAAATCTAATGTGTCGGTTGAAATAAATATTCTACCAACAAAAGACGGCGCCGGTCTATTGGCTAACGTATCGGCAAAAAAAGCCGGTGTCGCTTTTTGGTTTAATATTGCTAAATTAATATTAGGCATTTGAAATATAATTTTTCTTTACTGAAACTAAATTATTTGAACCGCCAGTATTTATAAATGTCGCTAATAATCTTGTTGTTAAAAATTCTCCGGCATTACCTTCAATTTGAAAACTTTGATTTTGTTGTAATACAATACTATCAATTTGAACGGCATTCGTTCCGTAATTAACAAACAATATACTATTGCAATCGGTTGTTATATATCCGTTGCTATCGTATGTAATCATATTAACATCATACTTTATTAAACCGGCTTTTATTTCAAAATTGCTCATTTTTTTATTTTTAAAGGTGTAAGGAATGAATTAAATGGAATAAGGTACGCCTACTTTTTTTCCGCTTATAGTATTACCATAAAAAGTTTGATAACTTTCAACTTCTCTTGGTTTACTTACCTCTCTTATTTGTTCTAAAATCGGCGTTGTAACATTTTCGGAACTATTTAATTGCATAACTACATCTTGAACTGAACTTGCTACATCAGGCACAAATTCCCCTTTATCTAATGGGTCTACAATTACTGAACCTTTTAACTTCTTTTTACTATTTTTCATATAATAGTAAACGTATGCTCCACCTAATAACAATAATAACAATGATAAGCCTTTATTTTTCATTTTAACTTCTTTTTAAACCATTAACGTATGTAATTAATTGATTAACTTGTTCGGCGCTAAATCTATCCGCCGGATAAGATAATAACGTTCCACCCAATAACCAGTTCAATAAATCTTTTTTATATTTTTCATTGAACTTAAATGCTAAATAAGATACTTGCGTTTGCGTTTTAAGTGATTTAAAAACTCCTAAAACAGCATCAAAATCATCATAAAAGTATCCGGGTGCATTCCAAATTGTATCAATATATTTATTAACCGCATCATTTTTTATAATTAGTGCATTAGGTACACTACGCCAATAATTAGGATTAAATGCAGAACCCGGCTTTGTAATTTCCTTATCTATATTTTTTTCCTCGCTACTTTTACTTAATCCAAAACTTTCGGATAGTGGTTTTAATATTTTAGTGTATGCTAAATATAAAATAACGCCACCAATAATTAAATTTTGGTTATCCTTTAAAAAATTACTTTGCGCCATTTTATAACATCATTAAAAGTGATTTTAATTTCATTGAGTTCATTTCATCTAATTTTCTTAAATGCTCAATTGTTACACCCTTATCCATTAAAGAATGTAATATTTTCAACGCCTCATCATTATCCTCAATTCCTGCAATACCGGTAGGCGCTCCCGTTTTTGTAAACATATTACCAACCAATCCCATAACCGCCGTAATAATTGTTTGCTGCAATTCTGGATTGCTTAACATAGCATTTAACGGGGATTGTATAACTTCTTCTTCTTCTTCTTCCATTTCGCCAATACTTTCCAATGCACTCAAACGTGATTGCATTAAAGCATTTTGCTCCACCAATTTTTCTAATAACATTTCAGTTCTTGGACTTCCAACGTTACCCATTTGGTTCATAGGTAAAAATTGTTGCGGTCTATTTAACTGAAACGAAATAGAAGTAAGGATAGGTTCTTTTTTCCTACCCTTACTTACTTTTTCCTCGCTAATAACTTGTATTAGGTATGGATTATAGTTTTCTACATTGTTGCGGAGTTGTGTTAGTGCCATTTGCAATTCCTGACGCCCTATTTCCTTATCCCCCGAAAAATTATAACGCAAATATTGTGGACTTGGGTTCACACCTGCATACACTTTATAATCGTTACCTTCTGCGGTATCGTAAAAATTTAGTACTTCATCAATTGTAAATATTTCGGGTCTAAACGCTGCCATAACAAATAAGATTTTACATATAATAATAAACACCAAACGAATAAGCTACGCCGGTTGTTGCAAGTGCAGTAGGTAAACTAATATAAGATTTAGTCCAACTAATGTCTTGGTCATTCATTTCCGGTAACTCAAACACATAAGCTCCACTACCTTTTACAATGTTAGATATTGCAACCAATGGTAATTGATAAATCAATTGTAAATCGCCTTGATATAATGTCAAATAAGATTTACTTAAATCGGCATCAGTAACGCCGGGTAAACCTGACAAAATACTAAACGGGGTTGCATTAATATTGTAAACCTGAATAGCTTGTATGTGTGCGTTCCTAAGCTGCGGTTGGTCGGCAAAAAAGAACTTTGTAAGCGTTGAACCCGATAATACTGGGACTTCCAACCCTTGAAACCTTTTTATTCTCATACAATTTTTTTATAAATAATAAAATAGGGTGGGGCAATTGCGCCCCCACCTGCGCCGCTTTTAGAGTTAGCTAAACTATATTTTACAAAACAATTACTTAACTGTTGTAACATTTTGTAGAAGCAACCCACGTTGTTGTACGCAAATAAAACTATTTGCAGTAATTGTAGCAGGAGCGCCACCGGCAATCAATTGGAAATTGATGTTTGCAGCACCATTCATTACAATACCTGGTTCAACCGGGTAGAATGAATTTTGTGAAGCATCCCATTGGTCTACCGGGAAAATTGTTTGTGCGGTAATACCAACACCACCCTGAGTTTGTGGAACAAAATAGCTACGGAATACATCATACGCCGGTACTACTAAATCATTGTTAATTGACAATGATAAGTAACCATTGTATAAACTCCATAAATCATCATCACTTGTACCGGTAAATGCGGTACTATTAGGATAAGAATAAAGTTTAGCAGCAGTACTTGTTGCACTACCAATACCAAAAGTAACGCTCCATTCAGTAGCTACAAAAATGTCTTGAAGATTAAGACGGCGTTCGTTTACTCTTACAGCTCCATTTTGGGTATCGTTTACTAATACCGGAATGTGATAATTTGCGCTTGAAGTAGATAATGCTACTTCACTTCTTAAATAAGATTGTGTAATTTTTGCGTGGTCTACACTATAACCTAATGAACGTACTAATGCTTTTGCATTTTCAAATGTCATACGTTGTCCTACTTGACTTGCCATTTTATTTATTTTTTTAATTTTTTAATTAAAGGTGTAAATGAATGAATTAACATTCCTCGTCTAAACCGGCAATACTTGGTGTCATATACGAAGTATCAACCAATCCTTCACGATTATACATAGCCGCAATCATTGGGGTTTTGTAATCGCTATCGGAAGCTACTGCACCAATACCATTTAGAACGCCAAATGATTGTACTAATTTAATACCACCAACGGCAATCATACCATTTGCAAGACCCTGACCGGCAGCGCCTTTAACAAAACGTGGAAGTACTAAACCAACTGCAACCGGGATAGCCGCTTTGATTTTTTCATTCGCTACTGGAACAAATTTAGTTACTAATTGAGCGGCAACGCCACCTGCAATTGTGTAGGCAACGTTCATAGCAGTTGAACCTACTGCGCCAATACCTGACATTTTACGTCTACGTCTTGGTGCGCTTTTTCTTTTGTACGATTTTCTACGCATTTTTTTGTTTTTTAATTATTGTTAGAAAAATTTTATTTATAAATCATAACCTAAATAATCAGCTAATTCTCTTGTTGTTTCTTCAAAAGAAAACCACGCTAATAAATTTTGATTTTGTGTGTCTTGTGCAAATGGGTCATCACTATCCCAATTTTTTCCAAAAATATCCGCCGGGTTATTAGTTCCGTAATTAAACATTACTTCTCTTAATAACTTCATTATTTCCGGCTTATATCTTTTGAACCACGCCTTTGTATCATTATAATAAATTAAATCACTAATAATACCGGATTGCAAACCACTTCTTAAAATATCATTCATTAAACTTCTTAAACTATCATAACCGCCATTAGTAACTTTTGATTTCAACATAGTTGCAACCTTTTTTACTAATTTATTAGGACTTCCGGCGGCTAATTGTGTAAGCCTTTTTAACTCATCATTTTTTGAAATACCACTAACAACCCTAATATTTACATTATGGCTTTTAGTGTCCTTATGGTTTTCCATTCCATTTACACGGCGTTTATGAGCCGGAATAGTTTTCCAATTAGTATGTTTTGATGCTGAATATCTTGGTTTAGTTTTTTGTACTACCTTTTTAGCAGCTTTTTTAGGCGCTGACTTTTTTACTACCTTTTTAGCAGCCTTTTTAGGCGCTGACTTCTTAACAACTTTTTTAGCCGCTTTTTTCTTAACTGCGCCTACTTTTTTCTTTCCGTAAACTTCTGCAAACGCTTCTTTTAATGAAACGCCCGTTTTTTTGCGGATAGCTATTGCCTTTTTAAATTTTTCTTTTGCTATTTTTTGTGCTGCGGTCATTGTATTATTTTTTTGCGAATTGTTTAACTAATAAGAACCCGGCGGCTACTAAACCTAATGTTATTGCAATATTCATTCCGGCTTTTTGAGTTCCTGAACCACCAGTAGCATCACTAATTGGCGGTTTACTTATTAAAGTATTAATTGAATAGTCGGTTCTATTTCGTGGACTACCATTTACATTGAAAACGCTTTTACCCTGAAAATATTTTTTATTTAATGTATCATTAAATAATTGCGCTACATCTCTACTAACTTGACCTACATCACTAAAACCGCTTTTAGTTCCTGATGCTCTACCAAATAATTCAAAATATTGTTGTGGGGCATCTTCAAAACTTGCGTTATCTTCCATTTTTTGAATATAAAATGCAACACGTTGGTTCGGTGTCATTTTAGCTAACAATGGCATTCTTGACTTCCATTTAAAAGTACTATTATCAAATGCAGTTAAAAATGGAAATTGACTGAAAAAATCAGGTGTTACACCTTCTTTTGTCAATAAAGCATTTAAAACTTCTTTACCGCCCTGAACTAAAATACCGGTACCGGTAGCTTGTAAATTTTCTCTAAAATTATTTTGATTATCTTGATTTTGACTACTTGAAAAAAAATTATCAAAAAAACCGCTTATTTGTGGCATATTTTGTAATTCTCTTGTAACCTTATTAATAGCTACTTTATATTCTAATTCTTTTGAACCTCCCGGCTTTATTTTTCCGCTTATTAAAAGCCTATCCCTATCGCTTACTAATCTATCACGATAAGCAGACATTTCCTTAAATTTTTGTTGTGCTGAATAGTTAGTATCTATTCCGCTTAACGCTATTAAACTCATTTTAACTTTTTTATCTTTATAAAATGTTGGTTGTTTACTTTTATCATCAAACCTATCTAAAACCGGGTCAATCCAAATTTCATTTTTAGTTCCGGGATATAAAACCGCAAAAACGTGTCCGGGTTCTTTTACACCTTCTTTATAACTTGCAAAACGATACGCCACCGGTACATTCATAATACCTTTCCTTGCTAAACTTGAAAAAACGCCGTTTGTAAATAATGCATAACTTTTACAATCCCCCGGCATTGACACAATTGCCGCCGGACTTCTTAATGTTTGATTACTGGAACTTTCAATGTAGTATGGTACATTGTTTTTTAAAAACTCCCAAACATTTTTAGCCGTTTCCTCTACATCTGCACCTACAAAATACTGACTTATTTTATCATACTCACTATCCCATTTATAATGGGTATCAACAATGCCATTAACAATATCTTTTGTGCTTTGGTCGGTTGTAATAACTTTTTTATAGTTTTTAAACGGACTTAGCTTTTGTAGTATAAAATTTTTACTATGCAAAGAACTTATAATTAATAATGAATGGTAAAGGAACTCTATCAATATTTGCGCTACCCTTCAAAACAAAATTTAATTGCTTTGAAGTAAATAAAATACTTGCCGTATTAACTAAATTTAATAAAGAAGTATTTGCAACTATATTTAGCTCTTTTTCCGAATTACCCGGAATATTAATTAATTGATTAAATGTAACATCGGCAACCTTCTGCCCACTCTCTAAAAATAATTCAGCATCTAAATTTCCAAATGTGGTTGAAACATTTGTAGGATTGAACAATTTTACCCCTAATGTAATTTCAGGGTTTAAAACGTTACCCCCTAATTTTATTCGGGTAGGAATATAGGTTAAGGACTGCTGAAACCTGAATTTATTAAAAATCCAGTATAGCGCTCCGGCTCCCAGTAACAAACCAATCCATTTTTTAGCTACCATATCATCAAAATTAAGGTTTTTTACTAAAAAAAAAAAATTTTTTAAAAAATGTGTGTGTTGGTTAAACTTTTAGTTTAAAAATTTATATCTTCGCGGTAATAGACCGCGAAGATAAAATTTAAACCACCATATTTAAACCACTTAAACCGGTTTAATTTCTTACACATTCATTCATTTACACCTTTAAAATAAACCTATCCTATAATCAAGTGTATAGGCACAAAAAAACCGGGTTTTAAACCGGTTATTTGCACTTGGGGGGATTGTGCGTGTTAATGGGGGTTATTAAGCCAAATGCGGCAATAAAATCGTTTTGTGGACTTCTCGTATACATTTATGTATTTAGCGCCTGAATTACGGCAAAAATCGGAAAAACTATCCAAATTTGTAACCTTCCTATATTTTCGGGGGGATATATTTAATTCAGGATAAAAAAAAACAATTGCGGAATAAATAGTTTTCATATATTTGTGATGTAAGTGAATGAAATAATGATTGGGTAATCATTGTTTTGTCTAAGCCGGTTAATTTATTTAACCGGTTTTTTTTTGTACGCTAACATCAAAAATTCAATATCATTTTTCGTTAATATTGTGTCATTGTACTTAAATCTAATTTGATTATTTACTTTAACCATTTTAATTAGACCGCTTTTTAGCATTTCAACTAAAAATTTTTTAAAAGTTCTTTTGGTAATCATTTTTATAATTTTTTGTTATTAGGTTTTTTTCTATCCAAATTTTACAAAGTTTTTTTGCGTAATTAGTACCCTTTGCGGTTACTTCCTGAATTTCACTAACTAAATCTTTATAATTTTTTTCAATTGCCAGTACTTGTAAAATCATTTTTTTATGGGTCATTTCATTAAAATTAACCGGGTCTATTTTATTTGTATTTTCAGGTTCTTTAATATCATCAATTTGCCGCCATTGGTTGTCATAATTCATTAATACAACCGGCTCAAAATCTTCCGAACTTCTTAGAAAACGGGGTTGCAAAGTGAATGTTTTTTTCTCTTTGTCTTTTACTACTTCGAGTGTTGAACTTGCCCACCTATCACAATTTGAACCTAAATGTCCTAATGTTTGATTGCCCAACCCTTTGCCTTGATGCAAAACGCCAATAAATAAACAATTATAAACCTTTGTAAGTTTCTTAAACCAATTGACAAGTTTGCGGCTCTCTACTTCATTGTTATAATCAAAAATAAGGTCTAAAATTCCGTCTATTATAATTACCGGACATTCAGGATTGTTTTCTAAATACGTTTGAATTAATGCCCTTATTTCGCTTGGGTTATCCTCACGAACCGAATAAAAGTCCGCCCATTCGGGTAAACCATTAATACCGGCAAAATTTTTAATCTTATTAACTTGTCTAAAAAAATCATATTCGGATTGCTCCGTATCAAAATAGGCAATTTTGCGCCTACCTTCCGGGAAACGAAATTTCATACCAAACATATCGCCCGGCATAAATGCACTGGAAATAGCGGCGGCAAGGAAAGTTGATTTCCCTGCCTTTGCTACGCCCGTAAGTATTATAAAGTTTTGAATAACGCCAATCGGTAATTCGCTAATTGTAAAGACAACCTGGTCTTTTGGGGGAATAAAATCGGGGTTGTATTTTCTTTTGGCTAATTTTTCGGGTAGGGTTATTGTCTTGTCTTGTTCCATTAAATATTTTGAATAAAGCCAAATAAAAATAGTGCAATTATAAACACTATTAAAGCCTGAATTTCATTACTACATTTGAATAACGTTTGCGGTATCTTCTTTTGCATCTTGTAATTTTTGTAAGGTTTTAAAATATTCATCGGTTAGCGTTTGAGCCTCTTTTAAAATCATTGATGGGGTATCTTTATATGCTCCGGGATTGCCTTCCTTTGCACATACAATTGATAATAAAACTTGCTCATATTTAGTAAAGCCGGGAATGGCTGCAATAATTCTGCCAAATTCATCTTTAATTGGCATACACGGATAAGCAGGTGCATTAGTTTGATATTTCATCTCTTATATATTTAGATTTTAAAGATAAACGGATAGTAACTCCGCCGGATTGATTTTCGTAAATGTCGGTAATTAATTCCTTCATTAAATTAACTTCGTGCGCCTCAATATTTACAACTCTTACAATTTCATCATCAATAGTGCAAATATTAAGTAAAAAAGCATTGTGCGGAATTTTAGATTGTTTTGTCTTGCTCATTTTGGAAAGGGTTTTTTTCTTGAATTGAAATTGATAAAAATTTGTTGTTTGACTTGCCAAATTTGACCCAACCGGC